ATGTAGCCATAGTATTCGTTATACTGTTGCTTTAATTCATCTGAGGCAAATGACATAAATTGATTTTCTGCATAGTCCTCACCTGATTCTAGATTATTGTATGACCATTGGTCAAATAGGTGTTCTGCTATTTCTTGTTGAATTGCTCCTGTGATATGTTCTGCTAGTGTGTCTATGAATTGTTCCATTATTTTCTCCTGTGGTAGATATAGTAATAATTTTACAGGAAAAATGGGGAAAAAGCAACTCTACCGTAATCAGAATTTCTGAGATTATTTATATAGTTTCTTAAATGTCCGTTTTGTCCAAATTTCCTCGGGCCTTTTTTATTGCGATCTGTATGAGACTTGAACTCACGACCTCTACCGTGACAGGGTAGCGCTCTAACCAACTGAGCTAACAGACCAGCGGAGCAGTTTTATTTCATGCTCAGGAAATTGTGTCATGCTAGTTGCATAACATTCTGCACAACTTTTAGCAAACGATTTTTTTCTGCGTTAATTGCAGGGTCAAAACCACTTGCAGATGCAAGGATAGATTCGTTAGAACCACCACGAGCAGAACGGTACCAATCTAAACGCTCTGTTAGTGCATTGAAAGCACCCCACGCATTACCAGCAATCATTCCGTTAAACTCGCCTGTATAAATGTCGTTGATAACATCTACCTTGTTTTCCCACTTCTTTAGTGCGCCCTTAGTATCCTTATCAGGTTGAGGGTATGCAGCAAGAATAATGTCATTGAATTGCTTAGCACTGATTTCTTTTTCAATCATTGCCTTAGCCATGATGTCAAATGAATCCATGTAAGAATTAGCCATGCCTAGTGTCTGGCGAGCAATAGCAACCTTGCCAGATGCGGTCTGAGTGTGACGAATCTTGAAAGATTGCTTTACACCATTCTTGATTTTCTTTTGATTAAGCGCAAGGTTAAGAGTGTTAGCGCACACAACACGAACAGGTGTGATGCTTGCTTGAATAGCGATTGAGCCGTCATGTGATGTGTTGATGAGCAAATAAGTTTTTACCTTATCTGCAACACCGTTAGGGTCTAGGATTGTTTCACGCTCTAGTGCTAATGCACCAAATACAACACGTCCACCCTTGATTGAGCCAGCAGTTTCCCAACGTCCACCACCGTCTAAAATGTTATCACCAAATGAGAATAAATCTTCATTCTGCATAACATGGTAACGCTCACCTACGACACCAAGAATGTCTGTCTGTGAATTGTCTGTAGGGTTAGTACGCAAAACGTACTGATAGTTTTTGTCGCTTGTTAAGTGTGATGGGGTTTCCAAATCTTCCAGACGAACATTCCAGCCGTTGAGGTTAGCAGCCTCTAACATTTGTGCTGTATTTTTTTCTTCTGTGAATACGGTACCCAATCCATGCCAAGCGGGTTCACGGAAAGATGCGAATGATGTTTTTCCGTTTTGTGTTTCTAGGTCATGTGCCATGAGTTTTCTTCTTTCTGTTGTTGTTAATACAATCATACACGAATGGGCTGACAAATGCAAATCTAGATAGTTAAAAATGGGAGAAAATGGACATTATTTTAATGTGTCGTAAATCATAGTGTGATCTAGCTCACGCCCCCCGAGCCAAATTTTTATGCAACGGCATGAATAAAAAGTGAGCAGTTTAACGATATGCTCAGATCTATTAGTAGACCCCCTACTAAATATCTATGCGGTCCACACTGGATGATAAGTATGTTACGCCTTCTGGTTCTGATACAGAATCAAAATCAATATCATGAATTAAATTCTGTGCTTCTTCTTCATTACGTGCATTGACTGTAATTGAATATTGAACTGTAACTTCTAATTCAAATTCTTTTGTTAATTCAAAACCGCAAATGTTTGCAATTTCTTCTGCAGTGTCTTCTGAAATTGTTCCGTCATTCATCTGCTCCAAGGTCCAGTCTTGCATTTCGTTACGCATACGGTTGCGCTCTGCAGCCTCGCCGTATGAACGTTGCGTTACTGTTTGAATATGTTTTTCTAATTGATCAATACGATTTTTGTTTTCCACCAATTGTGACTCAAGAAATTCTCTTGTCAAGTACATTGGCTTTTCTGTTGTTACTGATGTTACTGATGTTTCTGTTTGGTCCATGGGGGCCTCTTTCTGTTTGTTGGTTTAATTTAATTGTACAGGTGCCCTCTGACAAATGTCAAGCTTGATCCAGCACCCTTGCGGGAAGCAGTTTAGCGACATACTTAGGTCGTTTCCACTCTATTTATTTATACACGCATTTCTGTGGTCGTGTTGATTTATTTAGAGATAACGAGCAATAGCATTGTAAGTGCTTGTGCTTACTGTTTCCTCATCTGTCATCTTGAGGATACGAATAGCGTTTGATAGTTCCTCTTTCATCTCATTGTATGAGTGGCGGTGTAGAACTTCGTAGTCCTTCTCAGGCTCTTTAGGCAAGTCCTTCTCTGATACTGTTAGGTCAAAGTCAATGTTAAGACTATTGTTCCATGAGCGATAGTTGGTACGGAAGTTTTCTGCCTTCTTGATGTTGGCAATAGCATAGTCCTGCACTTCCTTTTTCCACTTATCAAATTGCTTTTGATACTTCGCTTCGTTGCTTTCTTGATTAGTCCAATCAAGTTCTAGTTTCTCTAAGCGAGTTTCTAGTGCCTTGATTACCTTTGGTGTTGCTATCTTTACTGAGATTGCTTTTTGTCGTGCCATGTTTTATTCTCGTTTCTTTTGTAGTGGGTTTATTAGGGGGTTGGTTGGGCAGTTTTAATTGTTACCCAGCAATAAGCAACTAACTAATTACGATTGGGCTTTCCAAGTCGTCCAGCGTGTGTTACCATTAACATCTAACTTAACACGAACTGTGTCCTTTGCAGTAGGTGAGATTTCAAGAATTGTTCCTGTAACCTTTGACTTCTGTGATGTGTAGAGGTCGCCTACCTTGTATGTATTTGCTACTGTCATTTTGTTTCTCCTTTTTAGTTTGTTGTATGTATTAAGTATAACATTTCCTACTGACATTTTTCAACTCCATTTCTTGTATTTCTCACTATTTGAGACGGTTGGGGGTGTGATTTATGTCACATTATTGGTTGATTAGCAAGACTAATAACCCTATTAACAATAGGATAAATAGGCTTTCCATTTATCTCCTCATTTCTTACTTGACGAGAATACTATGTCACTCTTAGAGTATACACAAAGTGAGCAAGAAACGCAAGCGCTTCCATTTGTTGAGATTAGGGGAATGGCTTTCTTATTCTCAGGACACTTAGCCCCTACCTTGCCAATCATCTCTTTCATGTCTGCCTGTCCTACTAAGAAATTCTTAGCAAGGTATGCAAGCTTTATGCCATGATCTTTTTTCAGGGTAACGCCAATAGACTTATTCTCACTATCCGTAGAATAGTATAAAGATAGATTAGGAATGTCCTTTAACATTACCGCTGCACTCTTTACACGTGTATATACCCAGAATTGAATATCAGGATTATTAAGGATGACATGCTTCCATGCGAATGTATAAGTATCGTTAAAGAAATCGCCGTCCCAGTGAATGCGAAATAGCATAGGTGCCTCACGCTTTACACAATCAGTCTTAAAATCTTTAATCATCTCTTCAAGCAATGCTTCAATTGTGTCATGGTCTGCGTCTTTGACTAACTCCCAATTGTGCAATAAGTTTTTCTTTACTGTTGGGAATACCTTTTCCAATTTGCCAGCATAACAAACACTTTCGCATACGCTAGTCGCTCCAGGGCATGAGTACGCCTTTCCTGCTGGGAGACCAAACGTGTTGGCAATACTTGCTTGTTTTCCATTAGGGGTGACGGCATTTGCTACTTTCCTATCCTTGCTTCTGAGTAATTTAGTCATGGTGGCTACTCGCTTTCTTTACTTAATTTTAACATGAGGGACTGACATTTTTTTCTATTGTATTTCTTTTTATTTGGAACAGCGGAGGCTGCATTAGAACGACGTAATTCCATTAGTCGTCTTAATTCCTCACGATTTTTCTTCATGTAATAATCTTACCAGATATGGGGAAAAATATCAAATCTCTTAATTGTGGTGTAGATCACAGGCGGCTCGGGCCCTTTTTAGTCTAAGTAGACGTACCAATCAACTTCTTCATCAAATGCATACTGAACAATTTCTGTTTCACCAAAATCATTTGTGATTTCAATGTCATAGTTATCTCCTGTTGAATCGCATTCAATAAAAGTTATTTCAACAATCTCATCATTGTAACTGATTAGATCGCCAATCTGCAACGCATCAACTTTCAATGCATCAGCTTTTACAAGTTCCATGTTATTTATTGTAGCACGCATTTATTCAAGCCCCAATCCTAATTCAAATCCTGCATCTTCATCATAGTCTTCAATGTTTTCTGGTAGCCATGCGTGCAAGTGGTGTTGCTCAATGATAGCCCATACTGGTGCAGCGGTTAAACCCTTATAACTAATTCCATCTGGCATTTCAATAGTTTCGTCCCACTTATCTTCATGAGCAAAGTCAATAGCCTGTACGCATACTGGCACCATGCTTAGCGGTACTGGTGGATAGTGATTACCCTGTAAGTGATAACCAATAGCCTGTTCAAGGCTTATGTCAATGTTTTCTGCTAGGTCTGTTGCGAAATTGCTTCCCATTATCGTGTTACCACCAATCCTGTAGTGTAGAGGGTTTTTGTATGCATCTTACCTGAAGGCTCAGATAAGTTAATTGTTGCGTATTCTTTAGCATCTCCACTATCAACAAATTGCTGGAAAGTTTCAACGGCAGATAAAGCATCACTATAACGACCTACCCAAACAGGTGTAGAGGCAGAGTCATAGGTAGCGGTTACAGAGTATAGGTATTCCATTATGCGTTCTCCAATGTGTATTCGTTCATTTCGTTTTCAGCATACCATGCGGTGTATTCGTTGTAAAGTGTAACTCCCTTGTTACACTCACAAAATTCTGTATCGTATTCGCCATGACCATTACCCCAAAAGAGTACGCCCTCATCATAGCAATCCATGCAATCCCAAGTGTTCATTATTATTCTCCAATCTTTACTGCAACAGTAGCATAGCGGTCTGACAAACCATAAGTAGGGCGAACCTGAATGACATACGCCTCAGTATTTTCTCCGTACCAAATTCCTTCACGCTTTTCTGCGTGTGTAACGACACCCTCAAAATTACGATTTCGTGAGCGATAGTTTTGTCCTACTAGTAGGTTTTCTATTGTGTATAGTTTAGTAGCCATGTGGCAACCTCTTTCTTTTTTGTTTATTTAATTTATTACTCTGTAATCCTATCATGGCTGGCTGACAAAAATCTAATTACTGGCTAGTAAATCCAAATAGTGAGACGCTCAACAAATGTGAGAAAAATCACAACCACGTAAACTTATCCACAGCCTGTGGAAAACGCCCCGAGCTTTTTTATTTGAAAAGATCAAGCAGTTTTAAAACTTGCTTAGGTTTTTTATTTTATACTAACTCATAAGTTTTTGTGCAAGCGTCCCAGAATTTATTTTCATCAAATCTTGGATTGTCTGCACTAAACCACTCACTAAATTCAAAAACTAAATCTTGAAAAACGTGAGAGTCAATAGTATCTGAAAACTGATTTAGAATTTTTGCAGTTTCCACATAGTCTTTGCGTGTCATCATTACTCTGCCACCTTTAGAATTGCATAAGAACCATTTGCGTTAATCTCATCAAGAATTGGCTTTAGTTTTGGTGCAACCAAATCTTTTAGCATTGACTCTAGCATTTGGATACGCATTGTTTCAGGTAGTGCAGAAATTTGCAAAGTTACAGGATGACCCTCTGCAAACTCTGTAACAAACTTTAGATTGTGTTCAATTTTCATTTATAGACCACGCTTTCCTCTTAGAGTACCTGAGACACCCAATGCGTCACATGATAGTTTTACAGATACGCCAACAGGTAATTGTGTTGGGTATTGTGAAATGAATTGAGCAACAGCACCTTTTGAGGCGAAGTTGATTTTTTTAGTAGAACCTGAAAAGGTTTCTAGTGTTACAGTGTAAGTCATTTATTGACTTCCTTTCGTTAAGTTGATAAGACTATCCTATCATGGGGGGCTGACAAATCTTGGCATTTATTCGCTAGGCTCACTGTGATACTGGTCACATTTATTTGCTAGGCTCACTGCCTGATTAGTCATTATTTAATTGTTATACCTACAAGGATACCAAAGAAATCTGGAAAAGTCAAGACGACACGCCGTAACTTAAATGTGATGTGCAACACAAACGGCCCGAGCAAAAAATCGCAGCTTTTTAGTTATGCGATCTTTTTTTATTTACAAATTACTTTGCGAATAAAGAAAACCAAAAACAATAAACGCAATCATTATTACTAGCATTATTTATTCCTCAATCTGTCGTTGAAAATAGTCAATTACATGAAAGTCTAATTGTTTTTCTAGTGGCATAGACTTTAGCCATGAATAAGCAGACTCAAAATCATCTGCCTCAACATCTACATACAACTCAAAATTAAAAACTGGCATTAGTTTTTCTCCAATACATACAAATAGTTCCACGCATTACGACAAATCATTATTGACTTGCAGTTATCGCAACAGATAACGCCATCACGATTTAGTTCTAAATCATACATGTCAATTGCAGCAGTTGCGTTTCCACAAACTGATTTAACATTTACATAGTGACTCATTATTTATTCTCACAATTCTCATGTCGTGTTTTAGGTGCAAGGACTACTTGTCCACATACACATGTATTCATTAAACCAGCAGGATACTGATTTGCTTTAGCAAAAGGTTCAAAAATTCTATTTGTCATTTAGTGACACTCCAATCTGACCACATAGGTAGTCGTTCCATTCCAAAATCTAACCAGTAGCGGTCAATGTTCTGCTCACAATCTTGGCAGAATGTGTATTGGAAATCTCCAACTTCTGAGATAGCAGAGAAGTAAGGGTTGTGCTCTTTGCACATTGTATTTAGTGTAGTCATTTGAGACCACCTTTCTTTAGTGAGAGTTTCTCACCTTCTTTATACTGTAAGTCTAACACAGGGGTCTGACAAATTGGTGGGTACAAAACGGACATTTAGGACATTGTGACGTAGAACACATGTGACCTACACCACAGGGCCCCGAGCTATGTGACGGACATCACACACGACACGCCGTGCTAGGACTTGACTTTTGGCAGGGTATGTGTTAAGATACTCTTATACAATTAAATAACAGGTTAAGTCAGTGTGGTACACATCACATGCGACACACCCCCAATAGGGTTGAAAATGTCAGTCCTATCGTGTAGTATTCTACTATACAAACTAACGAAAGGTGTTCACAATGAATACACTAAACAGAATACAGTCAGAGCAAGCCCTTGCACGCAAGGTAGCACATGAGAAGGCTATGGTTAAATCACCATGGATTAGAGAGAGCGTTCAAGCATTTCGCAACGCTACACCAGAACAACTAGCACTCGTTGAGGCTATCGTTGCTAAGAGAGCAGGTAAGTAAGTGACTATCCTACTCATCATCTCTACACTATCTTTTATCTTTATCCCTATTGGCATCTATCTAACAAACGAAGGACACATCTAAAAATGACTATCACATACTCAATCTGGCAGGGCTCAAAACTTATCTCTATTGACAACATTGCAACAGAGCCAAAGGCTATTGACCACATCATTGCAGCACTAAACGAAAGTGAATTAGGCAAGGTCAAGAAGTTCACCGCTAACGTCATGGACATTAAGGTAGGTAAGTGATGACATCAGCAATGTACGCACACACATGCGAGACCTGTGGAGACACAGGGCTTATTATATTTGATAAGGGCATGACACACATAGACCCTTGCAAGTGTATTTGATTTAGATCAAAATTAAGATAGTGGGGCACCCAGTGGTGTGTGCTCACTATTTTTTTTGTATTTATTTTCTTTGTGTATGTATCATACAAAGCTAAGAAATATTCAGATTTTGGCTAAATCAAAAATTTTTCAGATTTTATACGGGTATACTGATATTATGGAAAAACAAACAAAAATATACCTAGAGGGAATAGAAAGATCTGGGAATGTCTTTTTAACCTACTGCATAATAGATCGGTTTAATTCTGAAATAATTTCCAATAGAGACCACACTTTAACAACACTAAAAAATTACACTGGATCTGATCCATTTATTGTGCCAGTTAGAGATGCCCTACCATCAATAGTATCCTCAAAGATATACAGAGACTATGTTTTTAAAAATTCTCTATATGGCAATACTAATGGCTGGGACACAAACATAGAAATCATAATAGGAAGATATAAAGAGTATATGGAATTTTTGCTAGATCACCCAAAGTTCTTTATAGCTCCTTTTGATGAATTTACAAAAGATCATGATATATTTTTAGATGTTTTAGTTAGTCAATATCCACACCTAGAAAAAAAGAAAAGTATTACACAAGAGGAACTATTGAAAAAAATTTATAAATGGGAAAGTCAGGTTAAAATAGAAAGTAATAACCCAGCAATTGGAAACCTTCCAAGACAAGCATCGGCAGATAAAAAAAAAATAACAGAAGAAATACTCCTGGACTATAGCCATGAGATTAAAGAAATACAGAAAAATATAGACCTAGTATACAAAAGGTACTATATCTATAAAAAATCTCATTTAGATAGCATGGCATATCTATAAAATATGTGATAGAATGATTGTATGGAAAATAACACACAAAATAACCCTTTGCCAGTATTTGATCCAGAAAATCCAACTATGGCTGATTCTAGATGTTGCGAAGGATGTTCTTGCACAGCTCCACACAGCTCAGTCCCTATTGAAGACTAAGCCTGTATCGCTATGGCAATACTAAATAATTTAGAGTCCTATTTGGACTTTCTTGATGACGAGCCTAAAAACCTTCAAACAAAAATTTTTTCAGAAACGGTATGCATAAATTGCTCCGAAAAAGAATCTACCCATATGCCTAATACAGACAATATGGGCAGAGACAAGTTTTGGGAAGTTTAGTCTTCAGTTTTAAATAGCTCCCACATATCTTTGTCTGTGATACACATACGAGATTTGTCAGATGCTACTTCATCTTCTGCAGTTACAATAAGTTCAATATCTAAATCATAGACTTCATCTTTAAAAAGTTCATTTCCTGTATTTTCAAAATATGAATCTTTAACAACCTTCTCAATAGGCTTGTAGTAATACTTAGGCAATTATGTTCGCCTCCTTCATTCTATCGTAAAGATTTTCTAACATATATCCAAGGCTATGCTGGCTTTGTTCAATAGATAGTTCAGTTTCTTCTTTAGACATTCCATTACGTTCACACATATCACGATTGTCTGTATTTATGCTATCTAGCATAAACTCAACAACTTCTTCTTTATTCATGCTTTCCCCATTTCTATATTTGACATTTGGTTTGTTCCAAGGTCGTTATTTATTTCCAATTTGGACGGTATACCAATGATATCACAAGATACAGTAGTCCACAACTGATGAGACATAGTAGGACGTATAGTAGCAGACATACCAGGTATCTCCATTACATATTTATAGCCTTTACCATGCTTAGATTCTTTTCTTGACCAATGCTCAAAACCATAATCAAGGTTTGACGCTTCAAATACAAATAGATGATATATTTTAGTCTCATTTTTTGACGGTATATGAGACCAATCCTGGTCTGCTTTGGCTAAACACACATAATAATCAGCATGTGTAGATGAAACACTCTCTACCATCTTCTCTAATGTTTCGTGTTTTCCAAGCCTAGATCCAGATATAACCAATGTGCCCTTTTCTGGGTCATATCTTCCTGACTTGACACTTATACTTGGGCCTATATCTAAAGTCATGTCTATACTGACGCTATGGCTTCTATCAGGCTTCCAGTCATTTGGCATACCGTTTTGATTTAGCACATCAGATACAAGCTCTTCTAAAAACTCACTTGTACAGGGAAGACGATATACAGAATGATGGATTCCTAATTTTTCTAACAAACCACTAATTAAAATATTCTTAATTTGATCACGCATATATATTCCATTGTATCAGACATGCTTGGATTGTGTCAATCCCATGTTGTCTAAAGTATGGTTTGATATCTCTATTTCGGCGACGACTTTAAATCAATTCATCTACTGGCGAAACTTAAAAACAGTACTTTAATTTTTTGTATCCACCCGCCGAACTTAATATTAAATAATGATATAATTATCCTATTATGACAATTCAAGATTGGGCTTCGTTAATTGTAGCAATTCTAACAATTGTCTCATCACTTGGACTTGCAATCAAGTGGCTCGTAAAACATTATCTCAGCGAACTTAAAACCAATGGTGGATCTTCGCTAAAAGATCAAATTAATAGACTAGAAGATGCTTTAGAAGACCAAAGAGTTGACTCCGTAATGTCACGAGATCGTCAAGAAAAAAAACTTGATGAAATGTATAAAATTTTAATTGAACATATTGCTAAGACTGACAAGTAATCTAATTTTCCTATTTTCCTTTATATAAAATATATAAACTATCTTTTAAAAACCTTGTTTAGATATAGCTTTTTTTCTTTATATATTTTAAGTATAGCATAAGGTTATTTTTACTAATGTGTATAAAATGGACATTTGGTATATTACTAATTATAACTTTTTGATAACAGTTTCAAATACCCTGGCCTTATAAATTTTATTGTCTTATATGTCCATTTTGTCTATCTACATATAAATAATGTTATAATTTAAATCTGCTAGTACTCAGGTTCTAACCCACCCCACTGCGCCTGAGTGCTAGCTTTATTTTATGGTATAATCAATCATATGTGCACCCCAACAACAGAGAAGCTAGGAGCCACACCAGCCAATATTCAATGGACAGTTGTGCGTGGAGACTCTTCTACTCTTGCTGTTCAATTTCTTCAAGACGATGAAGTTACTGGATGGAACATTAGCAATTGGATATTTTCATCTACCGCATATGATCCTACTGGTGATATCCTTGATGAGCTTAAAGTAACTGTTTCTGGACATACCGCAACAATTTTTATTTCATCAGACATTACCCAAAACTGGGGAAGCAAATATACTTCAGTTGTAGCTGAGCTACCATTTGATTTACAAGCAACAATTCCAAAATCACAAGGAGAAACAGAAAACACAGTATGGACTCCAGTGATTGGATCAATCTGTGTTCTTGGTGACGTTACTCCAGGAGGCTTATAATGCCAGTTGTAAAAGCTACAGTTCAAACAACAAAGATGCCTCCGATTATTAAAATTGGAACAAAGGTATTTAAGGTTAAGAAGTAGCTCAGTATGGCTAAGAGTATGGATTTCCCAGGGAAGCCAAAAAAATATTCAGATAATGTTAGTCAGCCATACGAACTAGAGCAACCTCTTTCATATATAGCAGTACCTGGAGCCCAAGGAGAAGTTGGACCAAAAGGCGATAGAGGAGATACTGGAATACAAGGTATACCAGGACCTCAAGGAGAGCCTGGAAAGCCTGGAAAAGACGGCAGGGACGGAAAAGCAGGGGAAAGCAGTCTGTCTTCATCAGGACAAAAAGCTGGGTGGGCTCTGTATACAAATAGATATCAGAAAGATATTATTTTAGGTGCTACTAAAGGAAATGATGGTTGGGTTGGATTTAATTTTGACTGTAAAGGCAAAAATAATGAAAATTACCTACCAGAAAATAGTGTTTCTTTATACAATCCAGAGTCACAAAAAATAAACCTAACAGGGTTAAAGGTTGGCTCTATTGTAAAGGTTCGTTATGATATAGTATTAACTACATTTACAAATAATACAGAGGTTTGGTTTAAGACATATATACCAGACATAGACACTGGCCCAACAACCTTTGCTGCAAACCTAAAATATCAATTTTCCTATGATTTGTCCTTAGAGCACACCTTCGTTGTTGATAGTGATACTATGAGAAATTATGGGGCATTCCCACAAATACTGACAGATAACGATGCTTCAATGGTAGCTAAAAATCTTTATATATTTATTCAATAAAATATTAAAAAGTTTATAATCGTATGGTACAATTACTGCTATGAGCCCTAAAAATCCTGGTGTAGTAGAATCACAAAGCAAGTCAGCGCCACTCCCACCAACAATTGGGACCGCAACAGATGTAGGTGGAAACTTAGACTACAACTCTGGACGGGTATCAGTAACTTTTACAGCTCCATCATTTGATGGTAAATTACCAATAACCAGCTATACAGTTACTTCAAATACTGGGGGATTTACTGCAACTGGATCTAGTTCTCCAATTGTTGTTACAGGGTTAAATACAGCTCCTTCATCTTCTTATACTTTTACAGTTACCGCAACAAATGCAGCAGGAACATCAGTAGCATCTTCAGCATCTAACGCTGTTGCTCCATCTGCAAAACCACAAGCTCCAACTATTGGAACAGCCTCTGGAGGAGTATCTGGTGCTGTATCAGTTCCTTTTACAGCAAACAATAATGGAAATAAAACAGTAACAGTTTTTACAGCAACATCATCTTCAGGTCGTACTGCTACTGGAGCTTCATCTCCAATTGCATTTACAGAAGTTGCTGCAGGAACATACACTTATACTGTTACAGCAACAAACGCAAATGGAACCTCTCCTGCATCTGGTGTAAGTAATGGAGTTCCTTCTACATTTGGTCCGTTCTTCCCACCGTTCTTCCCATTCTTCCCGTTCTTCCCACCATTTTTCCCATTCTTCCCGCCGTTCTTCCCATTCTTCCCTCCATTCTTCCCGTTCTTCCCACCGTTCTTCCCATTCTTCCCATTCTTCCCACCTTTCTTCCCGTTCTTCCCTCCATTCTTCCCGTTCTTCCCACCGTTCTTCCCATTCTTCCCATTCTTCCCAACATTTGCTGCACCGTTCTTCCCAAGCTTCGGTCCACCATTCTTCCCAAGCTTCGCTAGCAATGCACCTTGTGGATCTGGTGGTTGTGGAACCTATGGTCCTAGATGTAGCCCAACAAACCTCTGTTATGATTAAGATTAATATGTTATACTTATCAAATAGTTTATGCTATAATTATCTATCAACAAGGAGAAAATAATGTACGCCTTTACAGTAAAAAATGATCAAGGTACTTGGGATATTTGGGCTCTAATAGAAGAAATTAATGAGCCTCAAAGAAAACAAATAGTTGATAATGCTATTCAAAGCGGACTTCCAATTGTTGGAAAGAATTTAACAGAGTTTGGTGTCTCAGTAAGACCTGGTGCTACTTGGGATGGAGTACAATGGACTGGTGGATTAGATATAGCAAGAACAGAAGAAATGGTATTAAATTTGTATTCATTAGTATGTGATAATACAATTCTTCTTACATTCCAAAGCATTAAAGATACTATAGATGATGAAATGAAATCAGTAATATTTGAAAGCGAAAATAGTATGATTAAAGTTCCAGAAGGACAAACAGCAAATGTTGGTGATACCTGGGATGGAACAAGCGTAATTAATAAATAAAAAAAGCAGAGGGGGTCTGTGTGTCAAAGTGGGAAGAATGGAAAAAAGCCCAAGGTGAAACAAGGCCTTGGGACCTTATAAATCCCAATACTGAATGGGCTGATGAAGAAAAAGCAAAAGAAAGATTTAATATCTGCCATTCTTGTCCATCATTTGTAAAAGTAACTACACAGTGTAAAAAATGTGGATGCTTTATGAAACTAAAAACCAAACTTGAACATTCAGCCTGCCCAATTGGAAAATGGTAATCATTATAGTGATAGCACTCCAAGAATAAAGCAATTTTATAAACTCAACTGCTATAATGGTTATATACAAGAAAGGTTAATTTTATGGTCATGGACGGGTACGACGAAAACTCAAATCACTGGTTTACAAAAGATAGATCAGAAACACTTTCTAATAGAGTTGCAACAAGAAGTTTAGGAAATGGAATTGTAGCTGAAAATTTAGCTCTAGGTTTAAATGTTTATAGAAATACTTTTTCCATAGATGATGCTAATAGATATATTAATACTCTAGAATCAAATCTTTCTGGGGACAAAAAATATAAGTGGTCAGAGGCTCAAGTAACAAACTCTGTTACGCCTATTAAGAAAGCCAGAGACTGTGTAGATTTTAAATATAAGCAAGAAAACTTAGGTCCAAAAGATAAAGACAATGCAGAATTAATTGATTTGCACGAAGAGATATACCAGAAGTTAAAGTTTTGTGTTGATGATTATGCACAGTACTGGGGAATAAATGTAGTTTACTATGAGGCTTTTAATTTTGTAAAGTATGAGGGTAAAGGAAAACACTTTAATATACATGCAGACCATGGACCAGCATATAATTGTACCGTTTCTGCTGTTATATACATAAATGATGACTATGAGGGTGGAGAAATAAAGTTTCCAAGACTTGATGATTATGTTCATAAACCAAGAGTAGGAGATATTCTACTTTGCCCATCAAATTACATATATGAACACGCATCATTACCTATGGAATCAGGGACAAAATATTGCGTTGTTATAATGACGGATATTAACGAACTTGGTCATAAGGTATGACAATAAAAAAAAATGTTGCAAAGTTTAAATCTTATAGACCATGGTTAAATAAGTTTAGCAAGCATACACCTTCTCCAACACAGTCAGTAATACCTGATTGGTATAAAGATGCTGACAGATTTGCAAAAATGCCAAATGGAGAATATCATAAAGCACCAAAAGAAGTTTGTCCTTTTCCAAAAGAAGGAACAACAGATGACTATGGAAAAATTCCAACTTGGAAAGCTTGTCCAGCAATCATGGATGCATTTTCTACTGGATACGTAATAAAAACACCTTGCGATATTACATTCTTTAAAACAGACTATGGTTCAATAGATGTTAAAGTTGAAGATCCAAAGCATAAAGATTTTTGTACAAAAAGGCTAGCAATGCCACAATTTGTTCATCCAGAAGGATTCTACAAAGATCATTTTGCATGGTATTCAGAATGGGGTCTAGAGCTTCCAGAAGGATATAGTGCATTATTTATGACTCCAATGAATCGTTTTGATTTACCATTTTTAAATACAACTGGAATTGTTGATTCAGACAAGGTTCATCTACTTGGAACATTCCCATTTTTTATTGCAAAAGATTGGGAAGGAACAATACCAGCTGGCACACCATATATTCAAATTCTTCCATTTAAAAGAGAAGACTGGGTTCATGAAGTAGAGTTTTTAGGACAAAAAGAAATGTATGATAACATGATGGATAACATGAAGTTTTACCGTCAGCCAGATGGCGGGGTATATAAAAATAAAGTGTGGTCAAGAAGAGAGTATAAGTAATGAGTAGCGAGCTAAGGCCAAGCCATACAGAAATGGTTGAAAAATATTTAGAAGGTTGCAAGAACAAATCTGTAACTCACTATATGTTAACTATTTCTAGAGATGGTGAAGATCCAGTAAGATCAATATTGTTTTATAATGATGTTGTAGAAGCTGTACAGGGCTATGAAATGTATCAGGATGCTGGTTTTGCATCTAGATATTTGACCATTACATTGTATGAGCCAACAGGAAGAGTTAATAGTAAAATTTTACAAAGAAACCAAGCAGGAGATCCTTCATTTGTCAGACAAAACTATATTGATGTAACAAATGCACTTTTAGAGTTAAAGGACAAGCTAGATAAAAAAGACTATGAAGATGCTTGTATAAAAATATGCACATCTTTTGGAAAAGATAACTGGAGATTTAACACAGAAAGATTTTTAGAAAATCTAAAAATAGAAAAAGTGCTATAATGATAGAAAATATAAAAAGGAGAAAATAATGGAGACATGGACAGAAAAAATTGACCTAGGTAATGGAATAAAATGTTATAAGAATGTTATTAAACCAGAATTTGATGTCATAAATAGACTTGAATCTACCTTGGGTTCATTGGCTGATTACGGAGAGCTATCACCAGAAGGAAATAGATACCACTGGATGCCAGCATATGTTGGATATAAGCAGTTAATTCCAGATTATAGAGACTGTGCAGATTTTAAATTTAAGAAAACTGACCTAGAACCAGATAAAAGCGAAGAGTCTTTAAAGTTACAGTCTTTATGGCAAGATATATATGATGCTCAGTTTGAGGCAGTTGAAGACTATAGAAGAGACTACAACATAATGGATCTAAGGTACTGGGAAGCCTTTAATTTTATTAAGTATGGACCAGGGCAACACTTTCAAGAGCATCATGACCATGGATTTTCTTATAATTGCACTGTTTCTTTAGTTGCATATGTTAACGATGACTACGAAGGTGGAGAGCTTTACTTTAGGCTACAAGATTTAAAGATTAAGCCTGAAGCTGGAGATCTTTTTATATTTCCTTCTAACTTTATGTACCCACACCAAGCGATGCCAGTCCACTCTGGAACAAAGTACTCAATAGTTACAATGCTTGATTATAACAAAAAGTTTCATACACAAGAAATGTATGTGGCGGATTAAAAAATATGTTAAACATATCATTAGAAAAGATGCCTAGATCTATTTTTGATATAGAGCCAATGTCTATAAAAAGAGATTGGATGGATGCAACATCAGAAAAACATGCATATAGGTGTTTCCCAGTTACACAAGCAAATGTAATAGGATGGAGCATTTTTTGTACAGAAGATGTTTCTTTTGTGTGGGACGGTATTAGTGATCAAACAGGAGATCATGTAAAGATTATATCTCCAAGCCAAGAGCACGCTTACACTGGAAGAGGTCAATCTTCTATAAGTTTCTCAACTGGTTTAATTTTTAAAACAGATAAAGATGTTAGTATGTTTACAATAAACCCTGTTAATTACTACAGTGAAGAGTTTGAAACAATGTCATCATTAATAACAACCTCTTTTTATGACAACCCAATTCCTCTTGCTATTAAAGCAAAATTACCAAACAAAGAGATTACAATAAGGTCTGGAACTCCTTTGGCAACAATAATTCCAATTTCTTTAACTAGTATGAATAACACTACTATTGAGATTTTTAACTATGAGGATATGGATCTATCAAGACAGGCAAATAACAGTTCTTATGGTGCAGCAGCACAAAAAATCAATAGCTCAGGAGGCTGGACAGACTGGTATAGAGATGCTGTAAATGAAAATGGAGAGTCTTTGGGACAACATGAAACAAAAGTTTTACGTTTACAGGTTAAAGATAACAGGAAAATGGTATAATTAAAAAATGAATACACCTGAACCAATAGTAGTCAATAAGAAACCATCAATGACACCTTCTGGGTGGTTTGGAAATGGCAAGGATATGATTGTTGAGTTAGAAAATTTTATGACTCAAGAAGAAATAGACTTTTTAGAAAATGCTGCAAAGTCTTTAACTATTTGGGATGTAACAGAAACACATGTTAATGAAAACGGAACAGTTGTTTATGATTCTAACTACTGGCAAGATCGTGTAGCAACACAACCAAGCTTAAATAAAAACAATCCAGAAATAGCACCAATTGTTTCAGGGTTATTTGAAAGATTAAAGCCAATAGTTGAAGAGTTTTACAAAGTAAAGGTTATTCCGACTGGCCCAACCATTGTTAAGTGGCTTCCAGGACAACTACAGAATCCACATGCAGACAAAGAACTACATGATGGTCCAGATGCTGGACTACCAAATGATTTTCCTAACTATGATCTTTCAAGCTTGTTTTACTTAAACGACGATTACGAAGGAGGCGAGTTATACTTCCCATTACAAGGAGTTCAGTTTAAGCCTAAAAAAGGAGCAGCATACTTTTTTCCAGGAGACAAAAATTATATTCATGGGGTTACAGAAATTAAAAGTGGTATTAGATTTACCTGTCCATTTTTTTGGGAAATAGTAGAGCATACAGGAGATAGAAAGCCATGATAAATAGCAATCTAACTTTATCAAATAAAAAAAGAATTACAAAAGATATTGTTGTTTACGAAAAGTTTGTAACTGAAGAAGACTGCATAAAAATAATACAAGCACTGGATTCTCAAGCAAATAACGGAAAGATAACATGGATGCCAATATCTTTTTATGAGTCATACTCTTCTGTGTTGCCACAGGATAATGATGAAGAAGTGTTGGATTCTGGTCTTGTTCCAACAATTTTTTCAGACATTGAAAGAATGATGCCAGAGGCAATTGCATCTGTTCATGATCTTGATCCAAATATAATTTCTAAGATTGGCTACCATACTCAAAAATGGGAGCCAGGAGCATATGCTCGCTTACACTCAGACAACACAGATGAAAAAGGAAACTCTGGAGCATTTACAAGAAGTAGGTATGCAGGATTCTTATACCTAAATGATGATTTTGAGGGTGGGCTACTTAGGTTTCCAGATCAAGATATAGAGATTAAGCCAGAAGTTGGTATGCTTGCAGTTTTTGACGGAGGATTTAATAACATGCATGAAGTAAGTCTTATAACAAGCGGAGTAAGATACACAATAGGTTCTTTTTGGGATGATAGAGAAGAAGATGATTATTCACAAGAACTAAGAGATGCTTGGGCAGCTGAAATGAAAGCAACTAGAGAAAAACAAGAAATTGAAAGAGCAGAATGGCAAGATTTATTAAAACAAGGGTATAAAATAGATTCTGAAGGAAACAAATATAAGGTCGGTGATTTATAAAATGAGCGTATTTTTAAAAAAAGAGTTAGACGAGGCTGGCTTCACAACCAATATAGTTGTTGGTGAGGTTCTCATGGTAGAAAACTTTTTGCTAAAAGAAGAGTTAGAAGAAATATTGTCAATAATTAAAGGTACTCCAGAAGAAGAGTGGTTGGTTGAGTATGGAAATAGTTTAAAAAGGTTTTGCCTTGAAAAGTTTGGAACAGACGATTTAGATATGCTTGTTAAAGAAGGAAAGTTTGAGATAACTGATAATTGGTATGATAAAAATTTAAATATTCCAAACCAAGAACTTTCAAGAGCAATGCATGAAAGGCTTCAAAGGTTAATAAACAAATCAGATAAAAATCTAGATCTTGCAGGTTTTGCAACCCTTCAAAGAATGCAGCCTGGCACTGAGCTAAAAAGTCACACAGACCAGCATACAGATCCTTCAATTAAATATGCTGCAATACTTTATATAAATGATGATTATAGTGAAGGTGAGATATTTTTTAAAAATAAACCAACCAAAGCTATAAGGCCAAAGCCAGGATCTCTTCTTCTTTTCCCAGGCAATGAAGAATATGAACATGGAGTAACACACGTAAAAGAAGGACCAATTAGATATGTAACTGTGGGATTTATAAAGGTCAGAGATTTTTATAAAAATAATAAATACTAGGAGATAAAAATGAACAAAGAAATACTTGAGGAAAAGGTTTACTATTACACAAACGTAATAGAAGATCCTAAAAAGCTTGTTGACGCAATTGAAAATGACAACCAAGATCCTTGGGGTGAATGGATGGCATGCAGTGGACAAGAGTATGTCTATGGAACAGACAAGAGTATTTCTGAAGCAGATCCATCAGATGAAAAAAACGCATATATTTATTCAACTCTCAAAAAAGCTTTTGATGATGTAGCAAGAGACTATGCAGCAGCCCAAGGAATTGCAGATGAGCCAAAACTATTCCCAATGTATCCAATTAAGAAATATATGGCTGGAACATTTATGGGCGCACACTTTGATCAGCAAGAGGGAGATGAAAGACTAAAGGTTTCTTTTGTTATGTACCTCAATGATGATTACGAAGGTGGAGAGATTTCATTTACAATTAGAGACCCAAAGGGTCCTATTCAGGGGCCAACTCCAGATTCAGATTTTGCAAAGGCAGATCCTTCTGCTTATCACTTTGCAGTTAAGCCAAAAGCTGGAAGTATAATTGTATTTCCTCCATCACCACCATATCACCATACAGCACATTTGGTTAAGAGTGGTGAAAAAATAATGATTCCACAGCACTGGATTCATTAATATTTAATCTGGGAACCTAGAAATCCAAACCTTAGTCTTTGGAGTTATTCCATGCCAAGCAGACCAGTTTTTTCCACCGTTACTCATATGATATGCAATCTGTGCATTAATAACTGGGTTTAATAGTTCGCTGTTAAAGTTTAGACCAAACTTATCTTTACGACCTTCTTTTAGCATTCCAATCATGTTAATTTGAAAAATACCATAAGAGTTGTCGCCAGTTTTTTCATTACCGTTAAAAGCCAGGGGACGACCATTAGACTCTTTCTTAGCTACCGCCCAAGCTTTTACTAGTCCCTGTCCACGAAATCCAACGGCATATAGAAGTTCCTTTAACTGGCGATCTGTAAGACTGACAGAATCTTGATACTTATGTAGAACATATAGGTTCTTTTTTACTGCTACCAGACTTTTAGGCTTAGAAACCAAAAAAACCGCCTTAGCGGTTGAAGATTCAGCAATGACTGGTTTACTCAAATTATTTTCAGTGCTTAAAGCATTAGCTGCATTACTTAGTGGTGCAATCAGACCAACTGCA